TTTCGCTGGTTCTCTTGCTGCTACCAATGCAGCCAGCACGGCCTACGCTGACGGTGACGTTCTCGTAGAGTTGGGAACATTGAACACGGATGCACCTGACGGCCTTGTTACCCCCACAAAGTTTTTTATCCACCGAGCTTTGATAGGCATCACGACGGCGGCGGGTGAAACTCTCGCTGGAAACCTACAGTTGAGTGCAACCAGCGGCACGGCTACGAATGCAGCGGTGTCGTCAGGCACAGAAATCGTGGGTGCTGGAGTCACGTCCTTCAACGAGCAGCTAAGTGCGACTCAGTCTATTACTGAAATCGACATCAACTTCAATGATACAGCCGGGAACTATCACATTTTTGTTCCTAACGTAACGGCGGCTATCGCAAGCACGCATCTTTATGCTGCTGCGACAACCACTGTAAACGCTGACATCACTGCTGGTAGGTTTACCGTTGAGCTAGAATACTCCGTATTCTAAAGGAGGGTTAGATGGCTAGTTCGATTATCGCCAAGACAGTAACCTCGACAGGTTCACTGATCGGCGGCAGAACTCGTCTCAAGTCGTTTGTCATTCAAAGTGCCGGCAGCGGAAGTCCCGCTGCTGTGTTCAGGAGTGGCGGCGGATCTGGCACGACTCTGTTGACCATGACCTTTGTAGCAGGTGACGATACGCAGATTACAATTCCAGATCATGGAATTATTTTCGAAGATGGTTGCCACGTTACTCTGACAAACATCTCCGCGATTACTGCGTTCTTTGGGTAAAAGTATGGCGCGCAAAAAGTCAAAGATGCCGCCAAGAAACAAAAAAAATTTCCGCCCCACGAAATCTGGGGCGGGAATGACTGATGCTGGGGTGAAAGCATATCGACGTGCCAACCCTGGCAGCAAGCTGAAAACAGCAGTCACAGGTAAAGTTAAGAAGGGCAGCAAGGATGCCAAGCGGCGCAAGTCGTTCTGCGCCAGATCTGCTGGTCAAATGAAAAAGTTCCCCAAGGCTGCGAAGAATCCGAACAGCCGGCTACGTCAGGCACGGCGGAGGTGGAAATGCTAGATGAAAAAACGCTGGCGAAAACCGTTATTTATACTGCTGGTGGCGTGGCTCTTTCTCTTGTGGTTTGGATCCTCAGTACAATAATTGAGGTTGATAAGCGCACGGCTGTGATTGCTGCCAAGGTAGAATCGAATCACGCCATGCTAACGCCGTTGTGGGAAGATTTCATTAGGAGAAATGACAATGGCAATCTCGCGAGGGTCGATGCGGCAGCAGGTTTCCAAACCTCCGCAGAAACGGAAGTGGAGCAAGACCCGCAAATCAAAAGTGAACTGCAAGCGCCCTCGTGGTTTCAGCGAGAAAGCGCATTGCGCCGGTAAAAGGAAACGAAGGAATGCCTAAAGATGCATGCTATCATAAAGTTAAGGCGCGATATCGAGTCTTCCCGTCGGCGTATGCTAGTGGCGCCATCGCCAAGTGTAGAAAAGTCGGCGCCGCAAATTATGGCACGGGAGGCAAGAAAAAGAAAAAGAAGAGAGCGGCAGGGGGAGTCGAGGATCAACGACCAAAAAGAGCTTTTCGAGGAAAAGCTGTAAAGGGAACTGCGGTAGCTCGTGGTTGCGGCGCCATTATGAATGGTCGTCGTAAACGAACCAAGGGTGCAGTCACACAGTCTTGATCCACGCTTTTTTGTTGATGGTATATGTCGGGATAGGAGAGGACAAACGAGTAGTAAGTAAGGATATGTACTTCCGTGATGTAAACGAATGCACTTACTTTGCCAAGGTTCTTCACAAACAGGGCAACCTGATTACAGCATACTGCTTACCCAAACTCATCGATAAGGATACAAAGGTGTACTAATGTTAGCCGAACTGGCCGCAGCGAACGCAGCTTTTGCAGTAATTAAGCAAGTTGTGTCGAATGGTAAAGAAATAGCTGCTGCGGGTAGCGCCATCTCCGAGTTTGTAGGAGCCAAAGAAAAGCTACAGGCTAAGGCTGCTAGAAAGGGTGGTGGTTCGGATCTTGAAGAATTCATGGCTCTGGAGAAAATAAAGGATCAGGAAGAGCAACTGAAACAGATTATGATTTATGCTGGTCGTCCGGGCTTGTGGGGTGACTGGCAGAGATTTCAGGCGAAGGCAAGGATTGCTAGAAGAGAGGCAGAACATGCCGCGATTCGCAGACGAAAAAAAATTATCGACGTGAGTCTTGTCGTGGGATTTTCGGTTTTGTTTCTGGCGATATTTGCTTCGTTTATAGTATTGTTAGCTCACCATCAAGGTAAGTTTTAATGGCAGTTAGAAAAACAAAAAGTGGTCTTGCGCTCAAAAGATGGTTCAAGGAAAAGTGGACGGACCAGAGAACTGGTAAGCCGTGTGGGCGTCGCAAGGGTGAAAAACGGGGTACTCCATATTGTCGCCCCTCTAAAAGGGTTTCGTCTAAAACCCCCAAGACAGGGTCCGAAATGACAGCCGCTGAAAAGCGCAGCAGGATTAGTCAGAAGAAGCGTTTGGGTCAACCAGCCGGCAAGCCCCGGCGTGTGAAAGCAGTGAGAAGGAAAAAGAAATGAAACCAATTCCACAGGGGTCAAAAGGCGAAGGTCTTCGTGAACTGAAAAAAGAATCTCCGGCGACTGTCAAAAAGATGGGTTTTTTCAAGCACGGTGGTGTGATGTGTTCGCCGCGCAAGGAAGCTGCCGGTGCCATGACAATGCCGACGCGCAATGCAACTCGCAGAAATTCTTGAAGAGTGGATTTTTGACGAGCTATGCAAGCCAGACGGGTTTGTAAACGGCAACGCGCTCTGTCCTTTCGCTCGAAACGCATGGTTGTCTGAAAAGGTTAAGACGCGAGAAGAAGTTGGTGACATTTGGGACGCGGTGTACGAAGAGATCGCCACGTTCGACGACACATATCAAGTGGTTGTTTGTGGCAACTATGGAGACAAGTACACTTACGACGATCTAGAAGCAGGTTGTTTCGCATTGAACGGATGGTTGGCTGCAACAGGTGTTGATATCTGGCTGCTGTCGTTCAAGGACAAGGGGCTGAACATGATCTTTGTGCAGCGTCTTACCGATCTAGACAATGCTAGTGCAAAGCTGGAGCGTCTGGATTACTATGTTAACTATGACGCAGAGGATTACCATCGTCTGGTCGAAACGCGAAAGCAGAGGAGAATCGAATATGCCGGGTATGAAAAAACCAATGCGTAAAATGCGCGGTGGCATGGGCATGAAGAAGAAAGCCATGCGCGGCGGCGGGTCAATGATGATGAAAAAGCCCGTCATGGCAAAACGCGGCAAGGCCATGCGGAAGAAGAAGTAAATGGCGACTTCTGGGTCCAGAGATTTTGATCTCGACGTAGCAGAGATTATTGAAGAGGCGTACGAGCGGTGCGGGCTTGAAGTCCGCACCGGTTATGACGCGCGTACGGCTCGTCGATCTCTGAATCTTATGTTCGCAGACTGGGCCAATCGTGGTCTTAATCTGTGGACCGTGAAGCAGGCGACAGTGAGTCTTACATCAGGCACAGCGACATACACGCTTGATGCTACACACACTGACTTGCTCGAAGTAGTTATTCGTCGAAGTAGTGTGGACTTCCAGCTAGATCGGATGTCCAGGAGTGATTACCTGCATATACCCAATAAGGATCAGACAGGAAGACCAAGTCAATTCTTCTATAACAGACAGATCTCGCCACAGGTTGTTCTTTGGCCTACTCCGGACAGTTCTAGTGATAGCCTTATCTACTACTATGTCCGTCGCATCGAAGATGCGGATGCATTGGTCAACACTACTGACGCACCTTTCCGATTCCTCCCTTGTATGGTCGCCGGCCTCGCGTATTACATTGCCATGAAGAAGGCGCCGGAGCGGGTGCAGCTTCTTAAAGCTGTGTATGAAGAAGAGTTCCAGCGGGCGGCAGACGAGGATGAAGATCGTGTTGCACTGAAACTGCAACCGAGCATGCAGTATTTACGGGTGAACTAATGGCGAGGTTTGCTTCAGGTAAAGATGCTTACGGAATATCCGACCGGTCTGGTTTTAGATACCGACTGGTCGAGATGGTTACAGAATGGAATGGTTCTAAAGTAGGCAGAGACGAGTACGAAGCAAAACACCCGCAGCTAGAGCCAATTCGTGTTGGGCCGGATCCGCAGGCCATCCATGATCCACGTCCCGATCAACGCACCGAGGTTGGTGTTGCGAGATTGTTGACGGCTAACGCATTTTTGTCGGGTTCTTCGGGAAGTGCAGTAATCACAGTGGTGGAGCCTTCGCATGGACGCACAAGCGGAGATACTGTAAGGTTCCGGAAAGTGGAGTCTTTTGATGGCTTTTCGAAAACCACCTTGGAGAGTTCCAGTGGGTATACGATTACTGTCACGGATTCTAACCTGTACACCTTTTCGGTGTCGTCCGGCACCGCCACCACGGGTAATCAACGCGGGGGTGGTGAAAATGCGACTGCCGGGCCGGTGACGTTGGAGAAGTAGATGGCGTTTACATTTGCACAGTTAAAAACTGCCATACAGGAATACACGGAAAACACGGAAACTACATTTGTGTCGAACGTGGATGATTTCATCCGTGCGGCAGAGGATCGAATCTTCTACCTCGTGGATCTGGAGTATTTCCGCAAAAACGCCACGAGTGCGGTAACGCAGAACGATCCCTTCCTATCCTTGCCCACGGACTTTCTAGCGTCCTTTTCGTTATCGATAACAAACAGCAGTTCGAAAGAATTCCTGTTACAGAAAGACGTTAACTTCATTCAAGAATATAATCCAAATTCAGCGACCACAGGAACACCAAGGTACTATGCTAGGTTTGACATTGATAATATCATCCTGGCTCCGACCCCTGACAGCAATTACGTTTGTGAGTTTCATTACTTCTATCGGCCCGCGTCTCTTACAGCAGGCGCCGACAGCGGCACGACCTGGTTGAGTACCAACGCTCCAAATGCCTTGCTTTACGGCTCCTTGTACGAGGCGTATATTTACATGAAGGGTGAGCCGGACATGCTTCAAATGTATGAGAAGCAGTTTACTGAAGCACTCTCGCGGCTGAAGGACTTGGGAGAGGCAAGAGAAAACGCAGACGCCTATCGCAGGGGTTTGCCGGAACGGCCTCGGACATAAGGAGTAGAAGATGGCTACATCCAACGCAGCAACAAACTACCTAGAGCGGAGGTTGTTGCATTTCAT